CTAAAACCGCAAAGACGGACCGATCGATAGCTGTAGAGCCGTCGATCAACGTCTTTTACCAACTCGCTCTCGGGAGAGAGCTGAGGCGGCGCCTAGCAAGGCGACCCCGTTGGAAGAAGAAGGATGGCAAGTTGGTCCTTGACAAGGATACCAACAAGCCCATCTGGCAAGCTTTCGCGGGTTGGGACTTGGATCGAGCACAAGATGTTCATCGGCAGGTCGCCGAGGCATCCTCTGTCTCTCGGGAGTTTGCTACTCTCGACCTCTCAAATGCAAGCGACACCGTAGCAAAGACTCTTGTTAAAGTCTTGCTACCTCAGTTATGGTTCGAAGCACTCGATGACTTAAGGTCAAAGAAGACTTTGATGCAACGGGAAGAGGGACTTGTCCCCGATCCTGAAGCAAAACCATACTGGGTCGTGCTCGAGAAGTTCTCGAGTATGGGTAACGGCTTCACGTTCGAGCTCGAAACGATACTTTTCGGTGCAATATCCTGTGCCGTCGCACGAGAGTGTGGCGGCTTAGGAGAATTAGGCATCGACGTTTTCGTGTTCGGCGACGACATCATCGTTAAAACCGATGTTGCTCGTCCTCTGAAGTCGTGTCTTGAGTTTCTGGGATTTGAATTGAATGCGGAGAAATCCTACTTCGACGACGTCCCGTTCCGAGAGAGTTGCGGGGGCGATTATTTTGCCGGAAAACCGGTTCGTCCCTACTACCTCAAGGAGCTACCAAATGGACCTCAAGACTATATCGCTCTTGCTAATGGCTTGCGCCATCTTGCCGACCGGATTGCCCTCTCGGGCAGTTCGATCGGCAGGCGTTCTTGGTTTGCTGTTCTTGATTGTATCCCTACAAGGATACGACATTGCCGGGGTCCAAAAGACCTTGGCGACGTTGTCATCTATGACGACGAAGAACGGTGGACCACACGAACAAGAGACGGTATCAGGTACATCCGGGCCTTAAAGCCAGACCGAATGAGAGTAATCCCATTCGATCGGTTTGAGGCCCAGGTTGTACTAGCTTGCGCGACCTATGGCACTGGGAATTACGGCACTCCGGAAGGGGGCCGTATGCGTCGCGAGGGTGTTATCCCGCGTGATGGACTCCTTAGCTATAAGGTTGGCTGGGTCCC